AGAGGTGATGGAAAAGATTATTCTGCATGTCATGTAATAGATGTAGCAAATAATGTGCAAGTAGCAGAATATAAAGGGCAATTAGGAACTAAAGAATTTGGACATTTGTTAGTAGGTTTAGCTACTGAATATAATGAGGCAATGTTAGTAATAGAAAATGCTAATATTGGATGGGCAACTATACAAGTTGCCTTAGATAGACAATACCCAAATCTTTATTATTCACAAAAGAGTGACTCCCCAGCTTCTAATTCGTATTTTGACAAATATCAAGACCACTCTAAAATGGTAGCTGGTTTTACAATGTCATCTAGAACAAGACCTATGGTAATAGGTAAATTTCAAGAATATATTGGTGATAAAGGAGTAACAATTCAATCAAAAAGGTTAATAGAAGAAATGAAAACTTTTATTTGGCGTAATAATAGAGCAGAAGCACAATCTGGGTATAATGATGATTTAGTTATGTCCTTTGGTATAGCTATGTATATTAGAGATACAGCTCTTAAAATGAGACAACAAGGATTACAAGCAACTAAAAATGCTTTAGGTAATATGTCGGTAGACAGAACATCGTACCAAGGAGGGTATGGTTTTTCACAGGGTTCGGATAATCCTTATCATATAGAAACACCAAATGGTAAGGAAAACATTAAATGGCTCCTTTAATAATATTTATAACAATAATAATATACTATGGCTGATAAAAGCGTATTTTCAAGATTAAAAAGATTATTTTCTACTGACGTAGTAATACGAAATGTAGGTGGAAATCAAATAAAGGTAATAGATAGTGGTAAAATCCAATCTTCTGGTGAATTAGAAACTAATTCATTAATGGACAGATATAATAGAATATTTTCTACTAGTCCTACTTCATTATATGGGGCACAGTTCAACATGAACTACCAATACCTTAGACCTCAACTATACTCAGAATATGATTTAATGGATCAGGATGCTATTATTGCTTCTGCTCTAGATGTATTAGCTGATGAATCAACTTTAAAAAATGATATGGGGGAAGTACTTCAAATTAGAAGTGCTAATGAAGATATACAAAAAATATTATATAATTTATTTTATGATGTATTAAATGTAGAATTTAATCTTTGGATGTGGGTTAGACAAATGTGTAAATACGGTGATTTTTTCTTAAAGTTAGAAATTGCTGAAACTTATGGAGTATACAACGTTATACCTTATACAGCATACCACATTGAAAGACAAGAAGGATTTGATCCAGAAAACCCAGCGGCCATAAGATACAGATATGCTGCTGATGGTATGGATAATTTAAGTTCTGGGATGTATCCAGTACCTGGGGCTGCTGCAGGAAATTTAATGAATGAACAAGGTATTTTCTTTGATAATTATGAAATGGCCCATTTTAGACTATTATCTGATGTTAATTATCTTCCTTATGGTAGAGCTTATATTGAACCAGCTCGTAAGTTATACAAACAGTATGTTTTAATGGAGGATGCCATGTTAATCCATAGAATTGCTCGTGCACCTGAAAAACGTATTTTTTACATGAATGTAGGATCTATTCCACCAAATGAAATAGATGCATTTATGCAAAAAACAATAGGTAATTTAAAACGTACACCTTTTCAAGATAATAAAACAGGTGACTATAACTTAAAATATAACATGCAAAACATGTTAGAAGATTTTTATATACCTGTTCGTGGGAATGATCAAACAACAAAAATAGAAACTACCCCTGGATTACAGTATGACGGTATTCAAGATGTAGAATATTTAAGAGGTAAACTATTTGCAGCTCTTAAAATACCAAAAGCATTTTTAGGATATGAAGAAGGTGTAGAAGGTAAAGCTACGTTAGCACAACAAGATATTAGATTTGCTCGTACAATAGAAAGAATACAAAGAATATTACTATCAGAATTAAATAAGATTGCGTTAGTGCATTTATATACTCAAGGGTACACAGATGAAACATTAACTAATTTTACTCTTCATATGTCTAGTCCATCTATTATATTAGAACAAGAAAAAATTGAGTTATTAAAATCTAAAACAGAATTATCTGCTCAATTATTAGAACAAGGTTTAGTACCTTCTGATTGGATTTATGATAATGTATATCAATTTAGTGAAGATCAGTATGATGAATATAGAGATTTATCAAGAGAAGATGCTAAACGTAAATTTAGAATGGCTCAAATTGAAGCAGAAGGAAATGATCCTGTAGAAACAGGTAAATCATATGGTACACCTCACGATTTAGCTTCATTATATGGTAGTGGTAGAATGTANACTGACCCAGGAGCTGTCCCAAAACCAGAAAAATATGCTGCTGATGACCCTAAACTAGGTAGACCAAAAGATACTAATGTAAAACGTAATACACAAGATGATAATTTTGGTAAGGATAGANTNGGAGTTAAGCGTATGAAAGATACAGATAAAAACGATTCTAATTCNATTAGACCNAAATTTAAAGGAGGAAGTCCTTTAGCTTTAGAAAGTGCACAAATGACTTATTTAAGAAATAAAGAAATNTTTAAAGATTTACCTCAACCTAATAAAAAACAATTAGTATTTGAAGAAGATAAAGATAATAGTTCGTTGTTAGATGAAAACCAATTAAAGAAGTAAAATACTTTGCATATTTATAATAAATATATTTTTTAGATGAAAATAAAACACTCAAAATACAAAAATACAGGAATTCTTTTCGAATTACTAGTTCGCCAAATTACAGCGGATACTTTAAAAGGAGGAAATTCACCTGCAATAGATATATTAAAAGAATACTTTATCAACACTAGTTTAGGTAAGGAATATAAACTTTATGAATCTATACTTAAATCTAAAGTAATAAATGAAAGTAGAGCTACTATGGTAGTTGATACTATATTAGAAGCTTCTACTAAATTTAATAGAAAATCTTTAAAAAAACAAAAATATAATTTAATTAATGAAATTAAAAAACATTATAATTTAGAATCATTTTTTGGTTCTAAAATTACAAATTATAAAGAATTAGCTGCATTATATACTTTAATAGAGAATATTAATTCAACTCATATTCCTAACTCAAACCAATTAGTTGAAAATAAAATAACTTTACTTGAACATTTAACTAAAAAAGAAATTAATTTAGATACTAAACAAACGGTACTTGAAGAATTTTCTACTTATGATAAAGATATAAGAACTTTAACTTATAAAGTATTATTAGAAAAGTTTAACAATAAATATGATTTACTTACTAATGATCAAAAACAAGTACTTAAGGAATATATCAACTCAGTAGATTCTACTCCTGATTTAAGAAATTTTTACAATAGTAAAATTTTAAATTTAAAGTCTATATTAAAAGAAATAACTAAAAATGTTAAAGATAAAGCCACTCAAGTAAAAATTACCGAAGTGACTAAGTATTTAACGGAATTAAAGAAAACTGATAAAGTTGGAGATAATAATTTAGTTGATTTATTACGTTATTACCAATTAGTAAACGAAATTCAAATAGCAAATGGCGTACAAATATAAAGTTACTGAAGCTCCTGCCCCAAATTTAGCCAAACAAGGTAATTATAAGTTAGGGGATATTAGTTACTCTAAAGATGGTGGTACCAAATTTATAGTAAACACAGTAGACTCAGAAACAGGAAAAGTAGGGTGGAAAATAGTTAATTTACCTAATTTTGAAAAATTATTAGAAGATGTGGATGAAGCTACATTAACCGCTAAAGGAGTTTACACTAAAACTAAGGATGATGAAAAGTGGAGAGAAATATATGAGGATCTTCGTGTAATTAGAAATAAAATAAGAACACATCTTAGAAATGAATACCCAGATGAATATAAAAGAATGAAAACTATAGGTATGAATGAAGAAGATGTAGAAGAAGTTTCAACTTCTGGAGCTGCGGGTGCTTATTTAACACCATATGCTTTTAGAAAAAAAGGATCTAAGTCTGATGATGAAGCTTATAAAGAATTAGGCTATAAATTAGTAAAAGAAAAATCTTTACCTGTAGTTAGAAAAAAACTAGCAAAGGTGCCTAAAGCAAAAAAAGTAGCATCTAAATATAGAATGAAAATGCCATCAGGATTAGTTAGTACACTAGGATATACAGTATCTGAAGATGCCACAAAATCAGCAAATATACACAAACAAGGACAACACCCAGGAGAAGATTTAGGTCCTGGTCCAAAAGCAGGAGATGAAGGAGTAGTTGATAGTGCTTATACTAAACAATTTAAATTTAAATTAGTTCCTAAAAATAAAGATGGTACTTATGTACAGAAAGGATCAGGAATGATAGTTAAAAATTTATTTTAATATGTATAATAGTAATATAAATGAACAAGAAGATAAAGTATCTAAATTCCATGAGGAACGT